GTTGGACTTGCTCCTATCAATCACCGTGTGACGGTTACGACTGTGACACGCTTCCCAATTGATATTGAGTTTAAACTTGAGTTGATGACAGGATATCAGCTAAATCAAGTAAAAGAACTGGTAGACAAGGCTCTAGACCAGTATTTTTTAGACTTGAGAAAGAACTGGGCGCAATACTCAGATGTCAATACCTACAGTATGAAAATCTATCGCTCGCAGTTAATGGCCAGACTACTGACCATCAGCGGTGTTGCAAACGTTGATAAGATGAAATTCAATAACCGCGAAGCTGATTTAGCACTTGTTTTTACAGGACAATTACAACAATTGCCGTATAAAGGAACAGTGAGGACGGTTTAATGGTAAAAGAAGTAAACTTATCTGAATACGTTCCAGATTACTACGAGGGCGTCAAAGATATGAAAGAACTGATTCGGGCTGAAAATGCACTATTTAAAGACGGAACTGTCTCGTTAGAGCAGTTCATCAAGAACCAGTTTATTATGTATTGTGACGTTCCTACCTTAACGAAATTTGAAGAAGTCTACGGTATTGTTGCCCATTCAGACGATACGTTGGAGTGGAGAAGAGAGCGTGTTTTGTTGCGGATCAATATGAGACCACCATTTTCATGGTGGTTTTTAATTCGCAAACTAGACGACCTTTTCGGGAAAGGAAAGTACAAGGCTTCAGTAGATTTCGCTAATCAGGTCTTGCTGATTGAATCTGGAGCGGAAACGAGCGGACTTTTCAGGGAGTCGGTTATTTTCGTCAATGCAATTAAACCAGCAAATATGGGATATACGCATATCCCAACGGTAACAGAACAAGTCAAGCTGAAAGAACGGTTATTCAAGACGTCAGTAGACTTTGCCAGAGCAGGTTATGCAGTTGTAGGAGTGACACCTTTTGAATATGAAGGACCACAAGAGGAGGTTTTATTCAATGATTAAAGAAGCGTTACTAAATACAGTTACAGAAACTGTACTAGCTAAAATCAACAAAGCAAGATTGAATAATAATCAGATTGTGACGATACAGAAACAACGAGAGCAGCGTTTTGTGTTGATTGATTTTTTGATCCCAGACTCAATCAGAGAAATCAATAAGATTGAGCTGCTAGACAGTTCAAACGTGGTTCAGTCTGTCATCTCCGTGTACGTACCGATTGAAACAACAACACGATTCAAATATAGATTGGAGGTACTAACAGATGGCTAAAATCTGGAGGTCGAGAGACATCATCGGCGTTGAAGATGCGCAACGTTGGGAAAACAAAGCCGATGCAACCCATCGTCATAAGGTATCTGATATTGATGGTCTTGAAGCGATTATCGGCAACCAAACAACAAATAAAGCGAATCAAGCAGACCTAACTGCTCACATCCAAAACCGCAACAATCCACATAGCGTTACAAAGGCACAGGTAGGTCTAGGGAATGTAGAAAACATCAGACAAGCAAGCTATGAGTCTGTAGAGGCCTTAAAGCGTGAGTTTCAGGAGCACGAAGATAGACTAAATGCTATCGAGTATATGTTCTTGCAGAACGACTTCACGGCGCCGATTCGTACAGAAGATGGTACAGAACATACCTTGCTTGCTGATGAAAATGGCCGTGTGATTGTCGCAGATTGGAAATACATTATGGAGGTATAATATGGCAGTAATTAGTACACAGACACGAAAAGTAACTGATTTGCCACAGGCTAGTCGGGTCAACAACTCGGACAACATCATGATTCATGATGGTCGTGGGTTGAAGAAAGTGTCTGTGCAGACATTAAAGGATGGAATCAGTAGCAATGTATCAGTAGCTACGTCGAGCTCGAACGGGATTGTCAGGCCAGATAATTACACGACTGAGGTCTTAAACGGTGCAATCAAAGCTAAAACCGCAACAGCTGGATCAAACGGAGTTGTTAGACCTGATAACTCAACGATTACAATCGATGGTTCTGGGGTTTTAAGAGTAAACAGGTCAGCGCTTGGGATTCCAAGCACACCATCCGAGGTGATCGCAAATAAATTTGTAAACCAAAACGGAAACCAGCAAATGAAGTACTGGTATGGGTCTAAAGCGCAATATAATGCAATTAGTACAAAAGACCCCAACACAATCTATGATGTGTATGAGTAGGTGACATTATGGCTACAAGAGAAGGAATCTATGTCGGAGGACATGAGATTGTAGAACGATATGTTGGGAATCAGCTTGTCTGGAATAAGTGGATATTTGTTGGAAGTTTTCAAAACTTACCTACCCCCTCAGATTCAGGCCAGTACTTATTTTTTAATAGAATGGCTAATAATCAAACTTTTAACACGAAATATCGTGACGAGACCAAAGTAAGAGAAGTTAAGATTCGTATCCAATCTTCTTACAATACTGCTTATGTATATGCAAAATACGTGCAGATACATTTCAGAAATACTGGAGAGGATAACTATGACACAAGAAATACTTTATCGATTAAGTTCCGAGATGAAAATCAAAAAAATGAATTTAAAAAACATTTCACAAAAGGGGCTTCACTATTCTTTTATATTAGATAATCAGGAGAACGTTAAACATGGAATTTGTATTAGTAAATAAATTTTATAGAGTTGGCAAGACGGAAGTCTCTATTCAATGTGACAAGCCGTTTACTTTTTTCACTCGTGAATTAGAGGGTGACCATTTGGGTGATACGGATGAAACGCTCATTGAAGCAGTCAAAGAGATTCTACGCACCGAATTAGATCCTACAAGTGCTATCGTTAAGAACCAAGAACAATTGGCTAAAACGACTGCAGCACTTGAACAAGCGAATCAGCTTATGGAAGGTATGCAGAAGGTCAGCTTACGTAACACTGACGATATCGAGGAAATCCTGGTACGCTTGGAAGTCCTTGAGAAACACAATGGTATCGATCATGAGCATGAGGACGAAGCAGAGGGACATGAGGAAGCACCTCACGTTGCTGAAACAGAAACACACCCTGCTGAACCGGCTCCAGTAACCCCACCAGTTCAACCAGAACCCCAACCAGTTACAGAAGTGGCCACAAATGGAGTTCCTAACGTGGTCGTATCTGAACTAGCACCAGCACCAGCGCAACCAACTACTGAACAACCAGTAGCAGAAGCACCTACACAACCTGCAGCAGCAGTAGAACAACCAACAGAAAGCGAGACAGAACATGAAATTCCTACACCGACAAGCGAAGCGAGCACTAGTGAAAACAATGGAGGTAGCAACAATGAGTAAGATTACATTAGATCAAGCAAAAATCGATATGTACATTAATCTATTGAAACGTGAAGCGATTGACTTTTCATTCGTCAACAAACGCTTCAAAGATCGTGTGCGAAAAGAATTGGAACGCCTTGGCTTGAGCGATTTGGCGAACTAGAGAGGTGTTTATGGACGTCTTACAACAGATAGAACATTTCTTCATGAACGTGCTACCATCGGCTTCACCAATTATCATCGCTTGGCTTAGCTACAAATTGCCGAAAAAAGCCAAAGAAGAGACGGAGAAAATCGTTTCGGAACTAACCGATGTTAAGAAACAGATTAAAGATGTCCAGACTACCGCTAAAGATAGCAATTCCAAAATCGACGAAGTGCAAGAAAAATTAAAAATTCACGATGAGGCGCATCTAAATACCATGAAGTTGCGCCTTGACCGTGATATGCGACGAGCTATTAACAGAGGATATACCTCTAGAGATGAATTCTCCCTAGTGGAAAGCATGCATAAAAGCTATAAAACTCTAGGAGGTAATGGCTACATAGACCGTTTATTCAGCGATTTTGAAAAATTGGATATCAAAGAAGGCATCTTAATAGATGATTAGAAAGGGGGCATGGAATGGGATGTAGTAATACGACTAATTTGACTCAGGTTGACGGAGGCGTTCGTGTCAAGCAGGGAGATTTGTCCTCTACTTTCGGATTTGAATTGCAAGATGAAAATTTCCGTGGTATTACTTCTCTTGAGGGGCAAGAAGCTCTTATAACCCTAACAAAAGATAAATATTGTTGGAAGACAAAAGCACTCGTCAAGGATCAATCTGTTAGTTTTAATTTAGACAGCATTCTGCCAAACGGTAAATACCGTGTAGAAATTTCGGCTGGGGGATATATCTTTCCAAGCGATCGAAAAACTTACATTGAAATTGAAGCGTCGGATAAAGAATTGGTTCTTGAGGTAGTTCATACTCTCAAAGAGCTGGACATCGCTGAAGAAGTTAAAAGACAGCTTAGCGAAGGTGGAGCGTGTCCGGAAATTCCAGACCTGCTTATGTACTATAACTTAGGAAAGGTTTAAAACATGGATACAAGTAAATTAATTGCATTCGCTCAAGCATTAGGAGCGGATAACAAAGCGATGAAGCAGTTGGTTGATACAAAGATTGACAACGCTACGTTAATGCAGGCTATCGAGCAGGCTAAGACTGCTGTCAAGAATGACATCTTGGGCGATGGTGTTCCTGAGAATCTTGACACTCTTAAAGAAGTCGCTGAAAAAATCGCCAGCTTGAGTGGAGATGTTGAGGCTGCAGTTGTGCAGAAATTGGCTGATCTAGGTCGTCGTATTGATGAGTTTGCAAACCTTGATTTGGTCGCAACGTATAATGCAGCGAAAGCGTGATTGCCATGAGCAATTTAGAGGAATTCGCTCAAGCAGTCGGCCGTGATGTTAAATCTCTGAACCAAAAGCCTGAACCAAGGCTGACCTTGACAGGAAATACCCTCGGTATTGTCGGGGGTAACAATGTCACTCTACCGCTACCAGAAAACGTAGGCCATGAAATCCGTGGCACAGGGTCTCCAGAGGGCCGTATCACTGCCGAAATAGGTACGACCTATGTAGATGTCAATGTAACCAATGGCGCTCTTAAATGGATAAAAGAGAGTGGAAATGGTAACACAGGCTGGAAGGTGTTGATAGGGGATACTGGTTGGAGGACGTTGAACAATGTTTCTAGAGTGGGAAATGCGTTCATTAAAGTTAGACGCATGAACAATCAAATATTATATAATTTAGATGGCTTGGGCTGGGGGATATTTGAAATTGTTAGCCGTGGTTCTGAAAAATTTAGAATTCAAGGAAGTACGTATGGTGTGCGTATATTGGAGCCAGGTGGGATTCCGTTTGGATTTCGTAGCGAGTCTTCTTTTTCAACTGCAGTGTTCAATGATTCTGGTTCTTTTGTTGGAAGTTGTTACGTAGGCGGAGAAGGAGAGTCAAATTTTATGGAGTTAAAATTCAACAATGGGATACCGAATGATAATGACATAACAGACCTTCGTGTCAGCTTAATCAGCTATCTAACAGACGACCCGTGGCCAACAACATTGCCATAATAGAAAGGAAAATAACAAATGATTAACTGGAAACTACGATTAAAGAATAAATACTTTTGGCTGACTGCAATCCCAGCCTTCTTGCTTGTCTTGCAAGCTGGTGCAGCAGTCTTTGGATATCATCTGGATTTGGGTGATATCGGCAACAAGCTGATTTTGCTTGTCAATGCGGTATTCGTGTTCTTGACTGCTATCGGTTTGGTCAATGACCCGACGACTAGCGGAATCACAGACAGCACACGAGCTCTAGAATACAAAAAACCAAGTGAGGAGTAGAC